GCGCGAGAAACAACCTCTACATCGTGTCTGGTTCTTTCCCTGGTGGTGGCTCTGCCGCCATCAACGCTGCGGCGGGAGTTGCGGGTGCAATCGGTGGTGGTGCTGCCGCTGCTCTTGCCAGCAATGTCGCCGCTGTGGCTGGAAACGGCAACCCAAACGCTCAGGTTCAGTTCCTCTGCAAGGCGACCAAGTTGCCCGCTTCCGACATCGGTGAGATCAAGGCGAACTACATGGGTCGCGAGTTCAAGTATGCGGGAGATCGCACTTTCGCAGATTGGTCGGTGACCGTTTACAACGACGGCACCTATGGTCTGCACAAGGCGTTCGTCAACTGGCAGAATCTGATCAACACCAATGCATCCAATGTTGGCCCCAATGCCAATGCTGGATATCTACAGGATTGGTTCGTCACGCCCATCACCCGCGAAGGAAATCCAATCATCACCTACAAGATGGTTGGGTGCTGGCCCAAGACGGTCGGTGAGGTTGCGCTTGCCTTCGATCCAAATCCCGCCATTTCTGAGACTCCCGTGACGCTTTCCTATCAGTATCACGAAGTTGTTGGAATCACCACATGAGCCTCTAGCCTCTAGGAGATCATCTAAAACATGGAACTATTCGGCTTCAAACTAGAGCGCAGCAAGGCGCAAAAGGAAACCTTCAAGGCACTCAAGTCGTTCGTGGTCCCAACCACGGACGACGGTGCCATTCCTGTAGAGGCTGGTGGCTTCTATGGGCAATATGTTGATCTCGACGGTGCTGTCAGAAACGACTACGAGTTGGTCGCCAAGTACCGAGAGATGAGCATGGATCCTATCGTTGAGACAGCCGTCGATGACATCATCAACGAAGCCATCGTCACCGAGATGAAGCGTCAGCCTGTGAAGATCATCTTCAATGCAGACCTACAGGCTAGCGAACCCATCAAGGAGAGGATTCATGAGGAGTTCAAGAACATCCTCCGTCTCCTGTCGTTCGACAGCAAGGGCTACGAGATCTTCAGGCGTTGGTATGTGGACGGGAAGGTCTACTTCCACCTCATCGTGGACGAGGACAATCCCAAGAAGGGCATCCTTGAGGCTCGCTATGTCGATCCGCTGAACATTCAGAAGATCCGAGAGTTCAAGAAGGAGACCCGTCCCGATGGCACCAAGATCATCACGGGCTATCGCGACTTCTACCTGTACAACAAGGACAACCCGCGCGTGGGTAGCCCAACGGGACTCAAGATCAGCGAGGACGCAATCGCGTTCTGCTCGTCGGGACTCTTCGACACCCGCTATCGTCGCACCGTTGGATATCTGCACAAGGCGATCAAGCCCCTGAATCAACTCCGCATGATGGAGGATTCGGTGGTCATCTACCGCATCTCCCGCGCACCCGAGCGTCGTATCTTCTACATCGATGTAGGTAACCTCCCCAAGACCAAGGCGGAACAGTACCTCAAGGATCTGATGAACCGCTACCGCAACAAGTTGGTCTACGATGCCTCCACGGGCGAGATCAGGGATGACCGCAAGTTCCTCAGTATGATTGAGGACTACTGGCTACCCCGTAAGGAAGGCGGCAAGGGAACCGAGATTCAGACCCTGTCGGGAGCGCAGAACCTTGGCGAACTCACCGATGTCATGTACTTCCAGAAGAAGTTGTACAAGGCTCTCAATGTGCCTTCCTCCCGTTTGGAGCAGGACAAGGGCTTCCAACTTGGTCGTGCCGCTGAGATCAACCGCGACGAACTCAAGTTCAGCAAGTTCGTCAACCGTCTCCGTAGCAAGTTCAACGAACTGTTCCTCGACCTACTCCGCAAGCAGTTGATTCTCAAGGAGATCATCAAGCCCGACGAGTGGTCGAACTTCAAGGAACACATCTTCTTCGACTACCTCAAGGACAGCCACTTCACGGAACTCAAGAACGCCGAGTTGCGCCGTGGTCAGTATGAGGAACTGAATAATGTTGAGAAATACATAGGTAAGTACTTCTCGCATCACTATGTCCGCACACAGATTCTGGGCATGAGCGAGAACGAAATGGTCGAGATGGATCGTCAGATCAAGAAGGAACGCAACCTGGGTCTATACCCGCCCGACAACAGTTCGTTCGGTCTTCAGTAAGGAGAGCAGATGGAGCATCTACGCAAGGCAATCGACGCTGTCATGGAGAAAGAGCCGAGTGGCTTCAAGGAAGCCATTCGTCTTGAACTCATGTCCCGTCTAGGGGAGTCGCTCGACGCGGCTCGTTCTGCCCTTGCCTCGACCATCGTAGAGGTCAATGTGGGCGCACCTTCCGCCCCTCCCTCCACCCTGCCTTCAAAGAAGATGGTGGCACCACAGTCCCCCGCCGCAGGCGTTGAGAACGAGCCTCCTTCAGGAGTGGACGAGGATCTGATGAAGGAGATTCAGGCGATCTTCGGAATGGGTGCCAAGGCTGAAGCCGAGAAGCCCACCGCGAAGGACGATGACATCTCGCTCGACCCCAACTTTGAGAAGGAGTATCTAAACAAGTCCTTCAAGGTTGGTGCCCACAAGGTGCAGTTCAAGCAGATCGGTCTTGGTCTGTCCAAGCCTATCCGCGTCTATGTGGATGGTGAGAGATGGGAACTGTTCCCAGGCCCAGAGGCTGCTAACAAGGCGGTCAAGGAATACATCAAGGAACTTGAAGCCGAGGCTCAAGCCACGGAGAAGCAAAAAGGAACCTAAAGGAAGCAACCATGGATAACCTAACCAATGCCATCGACGCTGTCATGAACAAGGAAGCCCTTGGCTTCAAGGAAGCGATCACCACCGAACTCGCCCGTCGCCTGCATACCGCCTTGGACGAGGCTCGTTCCTCCGTTGCCAACGCCGCCATCAATAGCGTTGTCGAGGAGACCGAGACCACCGAGGAAGAGGACATTCAGGAGAAGGTCGAGATCGACGGACGCACATCCGCCTATCGCGCTACCGTGACCCGCATCGAACAAGCCCGCAAGATGCGTGAGCAGAGAGCCAAGTCCAAGGAGATGGCGGAAGCCGACGAGAAGTTCAATGGTCTCTACGACGATGGCAGCGGTCGTGGTGCCCGCATTCCCAAGCCTCTCGACATCAATCCCAATCGCTTCACTCACCTGACCAAGGAGTCGGTCGAGATCGAAGAGGACGAGTACGCGGGTGCCGTCGCCATGCAGAACGGCAAGTTCACCATGAAGGAGGAGGAACTCTCCCCCAAGCAGAAGGCTTACCGTGCGTTCTTTGAGAAGGCTCTGAAGAAGTTCGGCGCGGATTCTCCTGCCGAAATGGACACCGCCAAGAAGAAGGAGTTCTTCAACTACATTCAGAAGAACTGGAAGGGATAACCCATGCCAAAGATAGCGATCACTTTCAAGGACACAGGAAGGGCGAAGGCTTTCATGAAGCACTTCGGGACTCTTGGTCTTACTACAGCCAAGGCATCCGCCAAGGGTTCAAGCATCATGGTGACCGTATCTGACTCCGATGAGGCGAAGGTGGTTCGTTCTTTGGTGAAGGACATGAATGAGCAGTTCAAGAGGCAAACCCTTTCATCTGCCCTGTCCGAGTCCATCAGAGGCTGCATCAGCGAAAACAAGGCTAGAAACATGAGACTGATCGACGGCAGTATTGTCCGTCTCACCCCCGCGCGGGCGCAGGCGTTCGCGCAGACGCACGACAACATGTCGGAGCAGACGCAGATCAAGATGCGTCGATTGGTAGTCGAGTCTGCCAAGGCGTTCACCGAGATCATGGACTTCTGCAAGCAAAGGAGCAAGACCGATGGGGACAAGTGAATATCTCGTATCCTCACAGAAGCGTTGCGTGGTCAAGGTCACCGTTGATGGATCGGGTGCCACCTTCAGTCTCACGGGTGCCGCGTGGGGCGGAACACAGTACTCGTATGACGGAACCCATGTCGATGGAGCGGATTGGTTTCTGCCCAAGGACAAGGATGTTGCGCTTGCCACCGTTGCATATGCCTTGAGTGGAAATTCTGCCACGCTCGACTTCAGCAGCGGAACCCGTGCTTGGGTTCTCCCAGCCAATGGCGACGGTCTCATCCATTTCGAACGCTTTCCGATCAAGAACACGCTGGGTGGAAATGGTTCAACGGGTCAGTTCACCGTAACAAGCACAGCCACCGCAGGCGTTGTCATCATGGAGTTCGTCCGAGGCGACTACTGAAACAAGGAGAAACACCACGATGAAACTGTTCTGTGACATCAACGAGGACATTCAGATCCTCACCGAAGAAGCCACCCCTGGCAAGAAGAACTACTACATCGAAGGGGTCATGCTTCAAGCCGACATCAAGAATCGCAACAACCGCGAGTACCCCATGGAGGTGCTTGAGCCAGAGGTGAAGCGTTACAGCGACACCTTCGTCAAGCAGAAGAGAGCGTTCGGTGAACTTGGTCACCCCGAGGGGCCAGTCATCAACCTTGAGCGCGTGTCCCACATGATCACCGATCTGCGCCGTGAAGGCAAGAACTTCATCGGTCGCGCCAAGATCATGGACACCCCCTATGGCAAGATCGTGCAGAACCTGATCGATGAGGGTGCCAAGTTGGGCGTTTCGTCCCGTGGCATGGGAACCCTTGAGCAGAAGGAAGGTCGCTCGTTCGTCAAGAACGACTTCCAACTCGCC